TGGTAAGTATGCTTATGGTATATCAGATCGCTCTGGCATGAGATATCGACTTCGAGATATGAAAGTTGAATGGAATGGCTCTCTTGTTGGCCCAGATGAATTTGAAAGAAAACATCCTCAACTAGGTCCTTTTAGGGTGCCTGTTGATGGACAAGCTTTAAAAAATGCAAGGACAGACCGCAGCGAACCAGCTGTCGCGGTATTATTAGGATTAAACCCTTTTGTGCATTCGGGAAGCGGACTCATAACAGTAACTGAAAAAAATCATGGCAGAAGCACAGGGAATACAGTTCGTTTTAGAACAGCTACAGGTATTGGTACAGAAATAACAAAAGCATTAATTGAATCAGCAAGTGGTTATGCAATAACTGTTACAACAACAGATCAATATACATTTACAATACCTGGAATTTCAGCTGCAACAGAATCAGTAAATTATACGGTGA